AGAAGTACTTTTCTCTTTTTTATCGGTCAATTGCATTGTATTATTGTCATTTTCTTCTTTACTCACTTCCTCAATGACTTGCAGATCACTATTCATTCCAACAGCGATCTCATCATAAATTTCAATTTTTCCTGTTTGCTTGTGTTCTGTTTTGAAGTAGGTCATAATCAGTAAGTTTGGTTTCGGTTTCTTTCCTTACATCAATATACAACATATTATTGTAATTACAAAATAAATATAGACTTTTATTTTGTCTGATAAGCCACTGAGCACCGGCATTGGATAATATTCCATGCGCTCCCGGATGGGTCACCGGGATAGTCCAATTCTTCGCCGGTCTTGATAAACGGCTGGTCGATTGGCACGGTTTCCTCAATCGTGTGTTCATCTCTTGTCCTCGAATCGTAAGTCCGTATCCATACCTTTTCCAAATTCAGGCGCGTTGAGCGTGCGCCCATTATGGAACCTTTGTTTGATGCGTTGATAATCTCCGTCCGAGCAATCACGCTGCTGCGGTTGCTGATTATTTCGTCAAGGCCCAATTCGTCCAGCTGATCAGATACATCATCAATAGATAGGCCATCGTCAATAGCTTTCGATAGGATAGTCCGTATGCGATTTTCTGTTGTCTTACCAACGCCTACAATTCGATCTTCAATCTCATATTGCACATATCGGCGCGTGTATTCAAACCACCAATCGTCCAGGTGATCATCTTTTTCGGTGGCATTTTTCAGCTTTTGGTAGCTCTGCTCAGCGAATTTCGGAAGCGTACCCAGATACAAATCTAAATACCCCTTCCGGATAGCATTAACATTAATTTTTTTCGGGGCTTGTTCGATTAGATTAGCTGTAGATGTGAAGTGCTGAATCACATCCCGTACCGGCTGCACGGCTTTTGAAAGTGCGGTTGCCATGGTACGGACGCCGGCCGGAAAAAACTTTTTGCGGTCGCCTTCGGTTCGCTTCCATAGTAGCTCTTTTTCTGTTTCACTTATGGGCATGGGCCAATCCATTAAGTTTTATTTCGTCAAAATTATATATTTCCTTTGCATCTTCAAGCTGTACATCACCCAATGATTGCGCCGGCACCTTTCGGGCGTCTTTCCATACCATATCGGCCCATTCTTCATCTATGCGTTCGGCTCCCATCTCGGCGCGTTTTTCGTTCTCGGTGAAGTAGTCCACCTTTTCCATACGTTCGGCAATCTTATTGCGTTCTTCATTAAGAGCAGCAACGGCGGACGTATCAATGGCTATCATAAGATTATCTTCGGGGTACATAGGTAGCAGAAAACGTTCAAATTCGCCCTTAAAGTTATCCGCTTCCGGAAGCACCCTATCCGTGTACAGGCTCCGTATAGCTTCTTCTTTATTGGCCTGAATCTTATTTTCGGGGTCGTTGAAGATTTCACTTCCTACGCCGTAAACATCGTAAACTTTTCGCATGTTATTCAGCTGTGAAGCCTGCCAGTCCATATCCTTCATCGTGTAGCCAAGTTGTTCAATACGCATAAATGACTCATCGGCTACAATAGGCTTCATCGTACCTTTGTACTTGCCGCCGTATTCCTGAACAAACCGCTCTTTCAGGTTCTCTTTCTGCTCATCAGTTGTACCGTCCGGCACGATAATTATAAACTCCGGTTTTGCGCCGTTCTGCAGTAGTGCGGCATTATGCTCATCACCGGCGTTCACCTGCTGAATGGCTTTTCGTGCGGCGACCAGGGGGCTTAGTCCATATACACTCCCCATAGGATCGTAGTATTTGGAATGAAAAAGGTTTTGTGACTCAATTTCTTTTTGTGTCGCATTCCAGCTGAACCGTGCGCTTTTCACCTTGTTATAAAAATTTCCACTGCTTTGAAGTGTGACAGCCATAGGCGGCAGTACCCATAATTCCGTGGGGGGCCTTTCATCTCGCCGCATGGCTTGCCCGTAGGCGTTTCCGGTTAATAGCTTATTAATGTATAGCGCCTGGCGAAATTCGAAGCCTTCCATCTCATTATTGGGATAGTCGAGAATCTCCTGCAGCGGGTGCCCCGGGACGTCCTCAATGGCTTCTTCTTTCAGTAGTTGCCCCTTGCGGCTTGTTTTCTGCTCCCATGTCATCCCCTTATATTTCGCTTGCTTACTTACATCTGTGATCTTACTTACTTTGAACGGAATTTGCGCCATAAGGAACGATAGGCGGCTCACTACGGCATATACATAGGGGTTGGATTTATACCCTTTGTGGTACAGGTTCGCGTTACTTATATCGAAAGAATCGCTGGTAAATGAAATGTTGAACCCATTACTGCCTGAAAATCCCGACAATTCTTTTTGTGTTACCGGCTGTGTTTTCCGCGCCGGGTTGAGTGTATCAAATATGCTCATACGAATCCTAATTGTGGTTTTGTTAGCCGCTGTATTGATTGTGAAAGTGCATCAGCCAAATCATCATGGGAAGCGTTAGGGAATTTCAGTACCCCTTGCTTTTCATCATAATATAACATATTGAGCTGACTCTTTCGCACGAAAACACGACCAGCCTCAGCGGCAGGGGTTGCCATTCGCGCCCGTGCTATCTTATCGCCGCCGGATACATCGACCTCAATGGCGTTTATACCCTCGTTTGTTAGCGTCTGTTTTGCTGATTTTCCGGAGGCTTTTTTTTCAATGTAGTGCGGCGCGGACTGCTGGGCCATGTACTTGATGAGATCCGGAAATTCTTTGAATGCGTACCCTATCCAGTCAATATACACGTCGTTGTCTTTTTTCCCCCCCGTCACATATGCGCTTGCAGAGTTTCCTTGTTTTTCGGTATATGCTGTGTCCCAGTCCGTGCCGTACTTTACAAGGCTTCCAATGATATCATCCATCTTATTATCTGGAACCGGGATAAACCACTTCTGCCATATTCCACCGCCCATCGGGCTTGGTGATTGCTGGATTTGCCCTGAATAGCCGTAGCTGCCTAAATCTAATTTCAGTTCGTCAAGTACGTTCTGTGAAAGACGCCGTGGGTCGAGAAGGCCATCAATGTAGTTTTCTTTCAGTTCGGTAGGTGAAACATTGTCCGATAGCTCCCCCGGCAAGCATATATGCTTTACATTGCCTCCTTTTGCCAACATGTGGCCGGTGGGATCATCCTGGTGTAGCCGCTGCATGATAAGAATTGTTACAGAAACCTCCTTATCCACTTTCCGAGTGTTGATTGTAGTATCAATGTAGTCATTAGCAGAGTTTCGTTCGGCATCACTGACAGCTTTTTTAGGATTAATCGGATCATCCAGGATGATGAAATGCCCATGTTGACCGGTAACAGATCCACCGATCGAAGTTGTGATTCTTTCGCCGCCGCTGGTGTTTTTATATCTGCTTTTCGCTGCCTGATCGTCTCTAAGGCGTACATTGAAATAATCCCTATATTTGTCGCTGGTGATAAGGTCTCTTGACTTTACGCCGTGGTCGATAGAAAGTGAATGACTGTATGAGCTTGATATCGTGCGTATTTCTGGGTCTCTTGCCCAACACCAAGCTGGGAACATTACGGTGGCTATTGTGGATTTCGTAGAACCGGGCGGAATGTTGATGATAAGATCATAGGCTTTCGGCTGCCGGTCGAATACGCGTTGTGCTACCATCTGCAATTCATTACACAGATATTCGACATGCCAGTTATCTATAAATGCTTCCTGTTCAATAACGGGCCAAAATTCTTTGAAGAAAAAATAAAATGATCGTTTACATTTTTCAGCTACTACTTTTTTCGTCTGTACGCGCGGCAAGGATCTCATCTAATACCCCATCTGATAGCTTTGAATAATCAATATCATTTATCTTTTCGCCTTTACTTGTAATATCTGCGCGTTGTTGTGCTTTGCCTATGGCCCGCTCCAGTAGCTTTTCAACGGCATCCAAACCACGTTTGCCCCCGATGCCCTTAGCTGCTATCTCAAATATAGCCGGAACTTCACCACTTTTAGCGAGTTTTTGAATGTCCCCGCGTTTCATGTTAAGCATTAATAGGTATGCCTCTATGATCTGCGATTCCTTCAACGGCTTATACCCCTGCTCTTTTAGCTCGGCATTAAGCTGGTTGAGTAGTTTAGGTGGCCTACCGGCAGGATTTCCACTTTCGCCCGGCTTAAACTGTACTCCATCTTCTGGCTTTATATTTTTATTTCCTCCTGGCATATCTCCTCTGTTTCTCGTCTGTTTATGCTGCTTTAAAATAATTCAATTTCATTACAATTAATAGTTTCAA